TGATGCAGAACACGGAAGGCAGAATCCCCAACAGCGGGGAGCTGCATGCGATTGAATACCTATGCTGCCTGGACAAGCAGCTGACGGATGCGCAGGGGCCGCTGAAGGACTGGCTGCAGCAGATCCCCAACGGATGGCGCGATTTCAGGATGGTGCAGAGCGTGACGGAGAAGCTGATCGGCAAGCTATATGAAACGCTGCCGGACAAGACCATGCGCCATATCATATTCCTGACCAACCACGGGCAGGTTGTGGTTCGCCCCAGGCCGGCGATTCCCCTGAAGGAAAAGACGCAGTTTATGACCGATGAAGATCTGACGATGCTGGTGAACACGGTGATCGAGAACCAGTGCGCCATGTGCGTGAACGATGCGCAGGCGCAGAAGAAATGCAAGCTGAGAAAGACCCTGGAGAACGTAGCGCCCACGGAAACAGTGCACAGGAACGGCCTGTGCAGCTACAGAGACGTGGCCGCCGGCAATCCGCTGGGGGATTATGTGTAACACGGAGGAAGCATGAGCAAAGTTAATTTCGTGGGGGAATTCAGGGCTTTCATGGAATTTGCGAAAGAAAACAAAGTGTACAGCCGCGAACGCGTGCTCTGGATGGCATTGTTCATGATCGCCAACGGCAAGGCGGAAATGGACATGCAGACCGGAGAGCATGAATGGCCGGACGATTTTTTCTTCGTTTCCAACAGCGAACTGATTTTCAACACAGGCATGGACAAGAAAGGAATAGAGGAAGCACGCAACAGGCTGAAGCAGCGTGGGCTGATTGATTTTGTTGCCGGAGAGCGCAGGAAGTGCGATCCGAAGTACAAACTGGTTTATTTTACCTCTCCAAAGGCTCCCCAACACCTCTCCAAAGGCTCCCCAAAGGCTCCCCAACACCTCTCCAATGGCTCCCCCTCTAATGATGTAAATATAAATATAAACCTAAACGAAGGTATAAACGTATTCAAAAAAAGATTTGGAATAAACGACAATTACAGGCAGAGTACGCCCGCGCGGAGAGCCACGGCAGGCAGGCTGCTGGACATACTGACGGAGCAGAGACCGGATGTGGTGGTGCCGATTCCGAACGCATTTGACCTGATCGAGCGGGCGCTGGTGTATCAGCTGACCCCATACATGGTGTACCGGCTGGCGATGGAGAGCAGGGATTTTATAGGCTTCATGGAGGCGATGGAGGAACCCCCGGCATGGGCGAAGGAACAGGCGCTGGCAGAGAGGAGGGCACTGGATGGATCCGATCAGCTGGGCTGATTTTGAGGCGAGATGCGCGGAATTTGAAGAGCGATGCGCAAGCGACTGGATGGACAGGAGGGATGATTTTTACGCGGATGATGACTGGCCGGAGGAATAAATACGGCGCGAAGAAGATTGCCTACGGCGGCGAGAAGGCCGACAGCAAGGCGGAATGGAAGCGGATGCGGGAGCTGAAGCTGATGGAGCGCGGCGGCGAGATTGAAAACCTGCAGACGCAGGTGCGGTTCAGGCTGCTGCCTTCGCAGAAGGACAGGGACGGCAAGGTGCTGGAGCGGCCCGTGGATTACATTGCGGACTTTGTGTACACCGACAGGCGCACCGGCGCACAGGTGGTTGAGGACGCAAAGGGCGTGCGCACCAAGGACTATGTGATCAAGCGCAAGCTGATGCTTTATATTCACGGAATCAGGGTTAAGGAGGTGCGGAGATGAAGGCACTGTTGATTGCAATCGGCGTGATGTTCTGTGCGTTGGCGCTGGTGTTAATGCTGTGTGCGATTGCCAGCAACGCAAACATTCCGGGCGAATGGGAGGACAGGGATGAATAAGGCAATACTGACCGGCAATCTGGCCGGCGATGTGGAGAGCAGAACGACCAGCGGAGGCATTGCACAATGCACATTCAGGCTGGCCGTGCAGAGGCGATATGCAGCCCAGGGCGGAGAGCGCATAGCGGATTTCCTGACGATTGTATGCTGGCGGCAGCTGGCCGAGAACTGCGCCAAATACCTGAGCAAGGGCCGCAAGGTGCTGGTGGAAGGCAGCATTCAGACGCGCAGCTATGACGCACAGGACGGCACCAAGCGCTACGTGACAGAGATTGTGGCCGACAATGTGGAATTTCTGAGCAGCGCAGAGAAGGGTGCACAGGAGGCTGCCAGCCCCGCTGAGCGCATAAGCAATGCATACGACCGCAGCATGCCTGCACAGCAGCAGGATGCACACCAGATGGGATTTACGGAGGTTGAAGACGATGAGCTGCCGTTCTGAGAACAAGAAGCTGGGCGAATTTGAAATGGTGATGATGACCGGCGAGGAATACATGCTGCGCCAGCTGGCAGAGGAATGCACGGAGCTGGCCCAGGCGTGCCTGAAGAAGGTGCGGGCCGCCAAGGGCGAAACGCCGATGAGCGAGAAGGAAGCCACGGACAACATGCTGGAAGAGATGGCGGATGTGCAGGTGATGTTCAGGATATTCGAACGAGCGATACTGACACCTTACCAGCTGCAGGAGATCAGCGATATTCGCGGCGATAAATACAGGCGCATGAGCGACAGATTGAGCGGAAACGCCTGACATACACACACCGAGGGGGTGGGCTTACAATTGCCCGCCCCTTTTTTGTACCCTTTGAGCATGGGAAAGATAGATTGGACAGCGGCAAAAACCGCATATATCACCGGCACGGACAGCTATCCCAAGGTGGCTGCCCGGTTTGGTGCGTCTGTGTCCCAGCTGAGCAAGGTTGGGACGAAGGAAAAATGGCCCCAATTGCGCAGGGAATACCGCGAGAAAACAGTGAAGAAGGCGGCAGAAAAAGCCTCACGCGCGCAGGCAGATGCGCTGGCGGAGATTTACAAGGCCAGCGACCTGCTGGACATGGTGGTGGTGACACTGCTGCGGGAGCTGAAGGAGAACGGGTTGGCGGCGATCATGGGCAACGGCACGCCCGGACGCGAACTGGAGAGCCTGAGCAAGGCGATACTGAACAACGATGAACTGAAGCGCAGGCTGAACGGCATACTGCTGCCCAGGGACGCAGAGCGGCTGCGCCTGGATCGGGAGAAGCTGGAGCTGGAGAAGAAGAAGGCAGAGGAAGAGAGCAATACGGATAAGACGCTGAAGGTTATTTTTGACCAGGATATGGAGGCATACAGCAAATGACGGAGGCATGGCGCTTTGAATACTGCGACCTGCGCGGCGGGGAGGTGATTCCGTGATCATGAAGATCAATCCGCCCAGCCCCAAGCAGGTGCAGTTTTTTCTGGCTGACTCCAAGCACATAGGCTTCGGCGGAGCTTAGCCCGAGGCGGCGGCAAGAGCTGGAGCGTGCGCACGAAGGCAAAGCTGCTGGCAGTGAAATACCCCGGCATCCGCATGTTGATTGTGCGCCGGACATACCCGGAGCTGGTGAACAACCATATCCGCATACTGCGCACGGAGCTGAAGGACATAGCCCGGTACAACGACAAGGAGAAGACCTTTACATTCACCAACGGCAGCCTTTTGCAGTTTGCATACTGCGCGAAGGACGGGGATCTGGACAGGCTGCAGGGCGTGGAATTCGACATCATTTTCCTGGACGAGGCCACGCAGCTGAGCGAATACCAGATGAAGACCATAACGGCCTGCCTGCGCGGCGCAAACGACTTCCCCAAGCGAGTGTACTACACGATGAACCCCGGCGGACAGGGGCACGCATACATCAAGCGCATATTCATTGACCGCAAATACAAGAGCGGCGAGATCCCGGAGGAATACACCTTCATCCAGAGCCTGGTGACGGACAACAAGGTGCTGATGGAGAAGCAGCCGGACTACATCAAGCAGCTGGAAGCGCTGCCGCCCAAGCTGCGCAAGGCATGGCTGGAGGGTGACTGGGACGTATTCGAGGGCCAGTTCTTTGAGGAATTCAGGGACGATCCCGACCATTACGAAGACCGCAGATGGACGCACGTTGTGAAGCCCTTCAAGCCGGACAGGGGATGGACGATTATCCGCAGCTTCGACTGGGGCTACAACAAGCCTTTTTCCCTGGCATGGTACGCGGTGGACTATGACGGCGTGATTTACCGCATACTGGAGCTTTACGGCTGCACAGAGACCCCCAATGAGGGCGTGAAATGGCACGATGACCGCATATTTGCCGAGGCAAGGCGCATTGAGCAGACGCATCCCTGGCTGCAGGGCAAGCAGATCACCGGAGTGGCTGACCCGGCCATATGGGATGCCAGCAGGGGCATAAGCACGGCTGAGACGGCCATGAAGCACGGCATATACTTTTCCCCCGGCGATCATGCACGCATTGCCGGATGGATGCAATGCCACTACCGGCTGGCATTCGATGAGGAGGGCTTTGCAAGGTTCTATGTGTTTGAGAACTGCAAGCACTTTATACGCACGATACCAACGCTGTGCTATGACGAGCACAAGCTGGAGGACATAGACACGGACATGGAAGACCATATTGCCGATGAATGGCGATATGCCATGATGAGCAGGCCCATACAGCCCACCATGCCGGAAGAGCCGGTGGAGATTATGGTTGACCCGCTGAACCAACTGCACCAGAGGAGGAGATAACCAATGGCACTGAACTTTCTGAAGCGCCCCAGGGAAGAGGGCGCGGACACACAGAGCGCACAGCAGCAGGAGAGCACGCAGCAGGCGCATACTTTCAAGCGCCGCATCGGCGAAGAGCAGGTGCAGCGGGCTACGAAGATCCTGCAGCAGTACATGAGCGGCAAGGCCAACCTGGAGAGCCGGCTGGTGGCTAGCGAACAATGGTGGAAGATGCGCCACTGGGACTGGATGGACACCAAGGGCAACCCGGATGACCCGCGCATGCCTAGTGCGTGGCTGTTCAACACCATTATCAACAAGCACGCGGACGGCATACAGAGCTATCCGCAGCCGAATATCCGCCCCCGCGAGGAGAGCGACAAGGAGACGGCCAAGACCCTGAGCGCCATTATTCCCTGCGTGCTGGAGCAGAACGAGTTTGAGGAGACCTACAGCGATGTGCTTTGGCAGAAGCTGAAGCAGGGCACCGGCGTATACGGCGTATTTTGGGACGGCGGCAAGCTGAACGGCCTGGGCGATATCAGCATCCGCAAGGTGGATGTGCTGAACTTGTTCTGGGAGCCGGGTGTGAGCGATATCCAGAAGAGCGAACATGTATTCCATGTGGAGCTGGTGGACAATGAGCGCCTGGTGCAGATGTACCCGGAGCTGGACGGCAAGCTGAAGAGCAACGTAATCAAGCCGCGCAAATACATTCACGATGACAACGCGCCCACGGAGAACAAGAGCAGCGTGGTGGACTGGTATTACCACACATACTACGGCGGCAAGAAGCTGCTGCAGTATTGCAAGTTTGTAGGCACCCATGTGATCTATGCCAGCGAGAACGACACGGAAGTGCCCATGATAGAGCAGCCGGTGATGGGCGTGGATCCCATGACCGGCCAGCCGATGGAGACCATGCAGCAGGTGCCCGCCGGCAAGAGCGTGGCAGAGACCGGCTGGTATGCCCACGGCCAGTTCCCGTTTGTATTCGACAGGCTGTTCCCGGTGGAGGGCACGCCCTGCGGATTTGGCTATATTGACGTTTGCAAGAGCACGCAGGAGCAGATTGACCTTCTGAACCAGGGCATCACCATCAATGCGCTGATGGGCAGCCGGCCGCGGTACTTTGTGCGCACGGACGGCGGCGTGAACGAGCAGGAATTCTGCGACTGGAGAAAGCCGCTGGTGCATGTGAACGGCAATCTGGCCGAGGATGCGCTGCGCCAGATCGACATGGACTACATAGACAGCAACTATGTGGCCATCATGAACAACAAGATCACCGAGATGAAGGAGACCACCGGCAACACCGATGCCAGCAACGGCGTGACCAACGGCGTGACCAGCGCCAGCGGCATTGCTGCCCAGCAGGAGGCCAGCGGCAAGACCAGCAAGGCGGCCACCATGAGCGCATACAGGGCATTCGGCAGGCTGATTGATCAGGTGATTGAGCTGATCCGCCAGTTTTACGATGTGCCGCGCATGTTCCGCATTACCGGCCAGATGGGCGAAGAGGAATTCCGCGCATTTGACAACAGCGGCATGCAGCCCCAGGCGCAGGGCACGGACTTTGGCATGGACATGGGCTACAGGCTGCCGGTGTTCGATGTTGAGGTGAGCGCACAGAGCAAGACCATCTACACCCAGAACAGCCAGAACGAGCTGGCCGTGAGCCTGTACAACCTGGGCGTATTCAATCCGCAGAATGTGGATCAGGCGCTGATGCTGCTGGATACGATGGACTTTGACGGCAAGGAAGAGCTGGCGGCCAAGGTGAGCAAGGCAGGCACGATCTACCAGATGTTTGCCCAGGTGAGCCAGATTGCACTGGCGCTGGCGCAGCAGTATGACCCTGCAGCGGCAGAGATGCTGGCACAGATCATCATGCAGCGTGCAGGCGGCGCAGGGATGCCCGAAATGCCGGGTGCAGGCGCTGGCCAGGGTGCAGCAGATGCAGGCAGCACAGGCGCTCAGGATGCCGTGCAGGGCCGCAAGGGCAACGGCGAGGAGATTAAGCAGGTGCGCGATGCACGCGCAAGGGCCAACAGCGCGGCGGAGGTGCGATGATGATACAGATCACATACCACCGGGAAGAGGGCCGGATACACATTACCGGCCATGCGGGATATGCAGAGGCGGGCAAGGACATTGTATGCGCGGCGATATCGGCATTATACGAGACGCTGGCGCTGCATGAGCTGACGCTATCCGGTTATGACAAGGCGCAGGACATACGCTTTGTGCGGGCGATTCCGCCGGCAGTGACAGTGATGCAGCCGATACTGGATGCATTCGCCGCAGGCATGAAACAGATCGCCAAGCAATACCCGGAGCATGTGAAAGTATACCGGGAATAGGCCCGGAAACGGGCACAGGGGGGTGGGCTTACATTGCTCATCCCCGTTTTTATACAATGCAGGCAACGGTTCGCCCACGCACGGGCAGAAAGGAGACCAAATGGAATTCAAGACCACTTTTGACCTTCAGCTCTTTGCAGACGGCGGCGCAGGCGGTGCAGGTTCTGGCGCAGGAACCGGCGCGGCAGCAGGCGCAGCTGCAGGCAATGGCAGCACGGCAGCGGCTGTGGGCATGGAAGGCGCAACGGCAGAAAATCGCTCCCCCGCCAGGAGCAGGCGCAGGGAAAATCCGCTTGCAAACGTGACATACGGCAGGCAGGAAGCCCCGGCACAGCCCGCCACTGTGCAACCGATGGATGCTGCCGCACAGGATCAGACAGTACAGGAAGAAAGCTTTGAAGACCTGATCAAGGGCCGCCACAAGGATGCCTTTGAGAAGAGGGTGCAGGGCATACTCCAGGACAGGCTGCGCGGATCCCGAGAGCGGGAGGCGAAGGTGAACCCGATTCTGGAGAAGATTGCCGGAAGATACGGCATTGAGGCTGGCGAGAACGGCTACGATCTGGACGCGCTGAACGAGGCCATAGACAGCGACATGAGCCAGTACGAAGACGAGGCGATGGAGAAGGGACTGCCGGTGGAGACTGTGGCCAAGCTCCACAAGCTGCAGCGCCTGGAAACCGAAAAGCTTCAGGAAGCCCAGAACAACCAGCAGAGAGCCGAGATCGAGCGCCACCTGCAGGGCATGATCCAGCAGGAACAGGAGCTGAAGAAGCTTTATCCCACGTTTGATTTGCAGGCAGAACTGCAGAATCCTGCATTTGTGCGCCTGACCGCACCCGGAGTGGGCGTGGATGTGCGCACGGCATACGAAGTGCTGCACAGAGAAGAGATGCGCGGCGCTGAGATGCAGTTTGCAGCGCAGAAGAGCGCACAGAGGATTTCTGCAAGCGTGCAGGCAAACGGCCGCAGACCCGCCGAGAACGGCGTGAACGGCAGCGTGGGCGCACTGAACAAATCTGATCCCACCATGTTGAGCAAAGAAGACCGCGCTGAAATCAAGCGCAGAGTACGCAACGGGGAGAAGATCGTGTTCTGAGACCGCTTCTCCCGGAGAGGAGAAGATCATGTTCGAAAAGATGTTTAACCTGCAGCTGTTTGCTGCCGGCACCCTGGTAAACGCAACCACCAACTATGTAAACGCAGACACCGGCGCTGTAGTAGCTTTCGAGGGCACCAACACCCTGGCCCCCACCATGAAGACCTACTATGACACCGAGCTGCTGGAGAACGCACGCAGCCAGCTGTATTTTGAGCAGCTGGGCCGCAAGCAGAAGCTGCCCGCCAACCACGGCCGCACCGTTGAATGGCGCAAGTGGAACACCCTGCCCCGCGCCGCAGTGCTGAAGGAAGGCGTAATCCCCAACGGCCAGAAGATGGGCATGACCACCCTGACCGCCGCACTGGAGCAGTACGGCATGTTCGTGGCCATCACCGACCTGCTGGATCTGCACGCCATCGACAATGTGCTGCTGGGCGCAACCGAGGAGCTGGGCGCTTCCGCCGGCGAGACCAAGGACATCCTGATCCGCAACGTGCTGCAGACCGGCACCAGCGTGATGTACGCCGATACCGTGGCCGCTGACGGCAGCAAGACCGAAGTTGTTTCCTACACCGACATGAGCGCAGACAACAACCGCCTGACCCCCGACATGGTGAACAAGGCCGCTACCCATCTGAAGAAGATGAAGGCCCCCACCATCAACGGCAAGTATGTTGCTGTGGTGCATCCCAGCGTAACCTACGACCTGCGCTCCAGCGATGAATGGATCGAGGCCCACAAGTACGCTGCCACCACCGAAATCTTCAACGGCGAAATCGGCGAACTGCACGGCGTGCGCTTCATCGAGACCACCAACGCCAAGGTGACCAGCCAGAGCGGCAAGATGGTTTACTCCACCCTGTTCTTCGGCAAGGATGCTTACGGCATCATCGACCCCGAAGGCGGCAACATGGAGATGATCATCAAGAGCAAGGAACAGGCCGGCGGCCCCCTGAACCAGTACAGCACCGCAGGCTACAAGTTTGAGGACAGCACCAAGATCCTGTATCAGGAGCGCATGGTGCGCGTGGAGAGCTGCAGCGCATTCTCCACCACTGACGAGGAGAACTGACCGACTTAGGGGGCGGGGCATACGCCCTGCCCCTGATTAAATTTGAGGAGGAACAATAATGGCAGCAGTTAAGAGCAACGCAGAAAAGCTGATGGCTGAGATGGAGACAGTTTACGTGCAGAAGGAGGGCCGCGAGGACGATACCCTGTATGTGAGCCTGAACGGCAGAACCTTCCTGATTCCCAAGGGCAAGAGCGTGGAAGTGCCCAAGCCGGTGGCGGCCATCATCCATGCCAGCCAGGAGGCACAGCGCAAGGCCGATGAATTCATCGAAGAGCAGCAGAGAGTGCTGCGCGAAAGCGAAAAGAACCCGATGGGCGTATAACACACAGGACGCGGAGAGAGGCAGGGCGGAGGGATATCTGCCCTGCCTTTTCAGAAGGGAGGCGAGGACATGACAGTGCAGGAAGTGATTGCACGGGTGGACGCAGTGAAGCCCAACCGATTCAAGGAGGGCCAGAAGATACTCTGGCTGGGCAACCTGGAGGGCCAGATTTACAACGAGTTGGTGTGCACCCATGAGAACCCGGAAGGCATAATGGCCCCGGAATTCAGCGAGAACATGGACACGGGGCACAGGCTGACAGCGCCCCATCCCTATGACGAGGTATATGTGCTGTATCTGCAGAGCCAGATTGACCTGGGTAACATGGAGATTGCCAAATACAACAACAGCAAGACCCTATACAACAACGCATACCAGACACTGGTGGATTACTGGAACAGGACGCACATGCCGGTGTGCAGAGTGACCCATTTCCAGCTTTGACGGAGGTGAAAAAATGGCCTATTTACCCGCACTGGCAGAGACCGGCACCAGCCGGATTCTGACCGAAATATTCAGCGGCTACGACCACAACCTGAAGATCGCTGAGGGTGCGTGGTATGAGGAGAAAAACCTTTCCAGCGCGAGCTATCCCCTGTTCAGCCCCAGGGCGCAGAGGGGCACCATGCACCGGCTTTCCAATCCGCAGGGCATCATCAGCAAGGATGCGCTGGCCTGGGTGGACGGCAGCACGCTGTATTACAACGGCCTGCCTGTGGACGGCATAGTGCTTTCCACGGCGGAGAAGGACTGCCCCAAGCAGATGGTGAGCATGGGCGCATACCTGTGCATATTCCCGGACGGCGTATACCTGAACACGCAGGATTTGAGCGACAAGGGCACGCTGGCGGCCAAATACAGCCTTGCAGACGGCGCAATATCGCTGAATATGTGCCGCAATGACGGCACGGACTACGACCTGAGCAGCGCTGTGGTGAGCGATGTGGAGCCAGACAATGCGCAGGACAAGGATTATTGGATTGACAGCAGCAGCGCAGTACATACGCTGAAACAATACAGCGCAGCAAGCGGCATTTGGGTGCAGGTGGCCACCACATACATCAAGATTTCGGCTGCCGGCATCGGCGATGGATTTGACCAGTATGACGGCGTGACCATCAGCGGGCTGAAGTACAGCGGCGAGGACGAGGCGCTGGGCAAGCAGATTGCCGCACTGAATGCTGCGAACGTGATCGAGGGCAAGGGCGAAGGATACATCATCATCACCGGCATCATTGACCAGGCATACAGCACCAGCGGCAGCATTACCGTGGAGCGCAGGATTCCGAAGCTGAACTTTGTGACCGAGCTGGACAACCGGCTGTGGGGCTGCTTTTACGGCATGAGCGATGGCAAGGTGCTCAACGAGATATACGCCAGCGCACTGGGCAGCCCGAAGAACTGGAACCGATTCCGGGGCATCAGCACGGACAGCTACACGGCCAGCGTGGGCAGTGACGGCCCCTTCACCGGCATGGTGAGCTACCTGGGATATGTGCTGGCATTCAAGGAGAACTGCATCCACAAAGTATACGGCACGATGCCCAGCAATTTCCAGATCACCACAACCAATGCACGCGGCGTGCAGAAGGGCAGCGAACGCAGCCTGTGCGCAGTGAACGAGCGGCTTTACTACAAGAGCCGCACCGACATATGCGTATATGACGGCAGCCTGCCCAACACCATTTCGGATGCATTTGCCGGCCAGAACTTCACCGAGGCGGCAGCGGGCGCACACGGCAGCCGATACATGATCAGCATGAAGGACGCAGCCGGGGAATGGCAGATGTTCACCTTCGACACGGAACGCGGCATATGGCACCGGGAGGACAACACCCACGCGCTGATGTTTGCAGCGCTGGATGATGACCTGGCATACATAGACGCGGATGCGAAGGTCATTATGAGCGCCGGCGGCAAGCACGGCGAAAAGGAAGGCCCGGTGCAATGGGATGCGATCAGCGGCATTATCGGCTACGAATATCCCGACCAGAAATACCTGAGCCGATTCAACCTGCGCATGCGGATGAATGACGGCGATATATGCGAGATTCTGGTGCAGTATGACAGCGACGGCGAATGGATCAGCGAGGGCGTGATACGCGGCATGAGCACGCAAAGCTTCACTATTCCGGTGATTCCGCGCAGATGCGACCACATGCAGATCCGGCTGCGCGGCCGGGGCGATGTGAAGATTTACAGCATTGCCAAGCTGCTGGAGATCGGGGGCGATATCTGATGCCCAATGCGATCAATTTTGCGCTTCCGCCGAGGCTGCAGGGCGAAGCTGAAGCCCAGCTGGGGCAGATGCACAACTGGCTGTTTCAGCTGACGGAGCAGCTGAATGTGGCGCTGGGAGCCGTGGAAGCGGCCAGCAGCGCGGGCATCGTGCTGAACAACGGCAGCGGCGAGGGCGGCGGAAGCGAAGAGGCCCGGGAACTGGCAGAGAAGATTAACGAGCAGCGCGACCGGCTGAAAGCGCTGATCATCAAGACGGCGGACATCGTGCGATTTGAATACACGGAGGAGATCAAGCGCCTGGAGAGCAGCTATCTGGCCGTGAGCGATTTCGGCGAATACCGCGAGGAGATAAGCCGGGAGATCCGCGACACGGCGGAAGGCACAGTGCAGAGCTATGCTGCGGAGATCGGCCTGGAGAGCTACATTGCCGACAGCGCAGCGCTGAAGGAATGGCAGGCGGAGACCAGCGGCTATATCAAGCAGGGCTTCATTTACCGCAATGCGGAGGATGTGCCGGTGCTGGGCATAGCCATCGGCCAGAACATTCAGACAGAAGCCACGCTGGAAGACGGAACGCAGCAGATTTCGCTGGGCAATATGAACCTGGCATTTTACACCAGCGAGGGCCTGGAGTTTTACGTAAACGGTATCCGGGTGGCTTTCTTCCGAAACGATGCAGCGGAGATGAACAATGCAACGATCACCGGGCGGCTGCGCCTGGGCAACTGGGAATTCAGCCACACAAACGGGCTGCAGATTAAATGGATAGGCGGTGATTGACTGTGGGTGACTATGTAAGGACATACACATTCATCCGGCAGGGCAACACAAAGGCCGCACGCAGCGTGCCATTTTCCAGCTTTGAGGTGAGCGGCGATACTACGCACGACCTGGTGCATATCCAGAAGATCGTGTACAAGCATTACCACACATCCACTGAGAAGCCCACATGGGCGCTGCGCGGCCAGCTGGTGCTGACGGACGGCACGGCTTTCGTTTCGGATACAGTTTCCAAGAAATTCAACGCCGACCTGCAGCTGTATGAGAACACATTCACGGATGTGCCCACGCCGGAGCAGTTTGCAAAGCTTGCATACGTGCGCACCATCAACAGCGCCGGCAATTACGTGGGCAGCGAAGGATACAGCGGAGAGCTATACTGGCGTGCCACATACTACGAGCCGATGGAGCTGATTGTATACTTCAGCGACATTCCGCCGGTGCAGCAGAGCACGCTTAAGAGCGTGACCAGCGCCATTACGGTGGACGGCAGCGCAGCCATCAAAGCGGAGATCAACATGGTTTCTGCGCTGGCATGGCACACGGTGAAATGGGAATTCGGCAGCTACAGCTACACTACACCGGCATTCAACAGCTCCAGCGCAAGCTATGCGATACCGCTGAGCTGGTTGAACGCGATTCCCAATGCCATGAGCGGCACGGGCAAGCTGACGCTGAAGACCTATGCGGAACAAGCGATGACCAACCAGATCGGCGATGCAGCCACGGCGAACTTCACACTGAAGGTGCCCACAAGCGCAAGGCCGACCGTGGCCGCAGGATGGGCGGCTGCCAGCCCTTACAACACCGGGCAGGCGGCGGGATTCACCACCTACATACAGGGCTACAGCCAGGTGAAGCTGGCATTCGACACATCGAAGATCACCACACGGTACGGCGCAACGGTGAAGAGCCTGAAATACAGCGTGCAGGGCGCGGAAGTGACGGCAAGCAATCGGATTTCCGGCGTGCTGAAGCTGAGCGGCAGCCACACGATAGTATGCACAGTGACCGACAGCCGGGGTATGACCAACGATGTGAGCCTGAGCGCGGCGAAACTGACGATCAACGTGCTGGCATACACGGAACCGAAGATCAGCAACAGCGTACTGCTGCGCAGCAAGAACAACGGCGCACCGACAGACAGCGCGGCCGGCGATGAAGAGGGCACATACCTGTATGCAAAGGCCACGGCGCAGGTGGCAGGCAGCGTAGGGCTGGCAAGCCTGACACTGAGCTACCGGGAGCGCGGCGGCAGCACATACACCAACGTGAGCCTGACCAGCGGCACGGGCAAGGCTGTGGCGATACTGGCCACGCGCAGCTACGATGCCGTGATCACGGTTACGGACAAGCTGGGAAACAGCTACAGCGTGAGCACGATCATCACCCACAAGACCCTGACCTTCAAGATGAAGGACGGCGGCAATGCGCTGGGCATCGGCGCGGAACCGGGTGATGATGATACGCTGCGGCTGGGATGGAAGCTGGTATTGGAGGAAGGGCTGGTGAGCTATGTACCGCTGACTGCAATCGGCGGATGCGTGATGCTGGCCAGCGGCACAGACCCTGCCAGCGTATACGGCGGCAAATGGACGCAGGTGAGCTGGAGCGGCGCACCCAGCGGCATTGTACTTTGGAGACGGACGGCATAAGGGGGGATACCAATGGCTACAACCTACAAGGACGAGAAGGAGAAACTGCAGCAGGAGCAGGCGCAGCAGGCAACGAACACCAACCTTGCCAGCGCTGTGGGCGGCACGAACGGCAGTTCTACCACTGAGAGCGCGGCTGCAGCAAAGCCCAGCTACATGGAACGGCTGCAGCAGCTGAGCACGCAGAAATACACGCCCAGCGACAATGTGGCGGCGGCGCAGAGCTACCTGCAGGGGATTATCAACAACAAACCCGGCAGTTACCAGAGCCAGTACACTGATCAGCTGCAGGGCTTGTATGACCAGATTATGAACCGGGAGAAGTTCAGCTACGACCTGAACGGCGATTTGCTGTACCGGCAGTATGCAGACCAGTATCAGCGGATGGGCAACATGGCCATGCAGGACACCATGGGACAGGCGGCTGCCATGACCGGCGGATACGGCAACAGCTATGCGCAGACCGCAGGCCAGCAGACCTTCCAGAACTACCTGCAGCAGCTGAACAACATGGTGCCGGAGCTTTACCAGCAGGCATATAACCGCTACAACCAGGAAGGCCAGAACCTGCAGCAGCAGTATGCGATGGCCCAGGCAGCGGACGAGGCAGCATACGGCAGACACCAGGATGCATACAACGAGTGGGCCAACGAGCGCAGCTTCGCCCAGAGCGCCTACGACACTGCGTACCAGCAGGATTACACCGACTACACCAACCGCCTGAATATGGCCCAGCAGGCACTGGAGGCCGAGCGCGAGGATGCAAAGCTGGCACAGGCTTACGAGCGCGAGGATGCACAGAGACTGCAGGAGACCGCATACAACACGGCAATGGCAATGATTCAGAAGGGCACGATGCCCAGCGCTGAATTGCTGGCAACCGCTGGCATCAGCGAGGCGGATGCACTGGAGCTGGCGAAGAAGTACGGATACAGGGTGCCCGGAAGCAGCAGCGGCGGCAGCAGGAAGAAGAGCAGCGGCGGAGGGGATACCGGAGACAAAAAAACAAATACGCCCCCGGCCATCATCAGCCCGGATGTTGTCACTCCCGATAAATCGAAAAGCACGATGAGCAGCACAAGCCTTACGAATATGATGAACCAGGGCAAGAAACAGCAAGCATCGAAAACCAGCTATGAAACCATTCTGAAAAACATATTGGGCAGATGATAAGGAGGCAACATGGCGGACAAGAAGAAAAAACTTAGCACTGTAGAACAGGCACGGGCGGCCAAGGCTGCCGGAACTATGTCCTACCAGAAGGCGAATGCAGCTTCCGCAAAAATAAGCACGCCTGCCGCAAAAGAAACAACTGCGGCGGGCGCTGCGCCCAAGGCTTTTCGATATGACACGAGTGGTAAACTGATTCCTGAAAGTGCAAATGAAGAAAAGAAGGGCATATTTGCCGGCTGGACAGAAGCGGTGAAGAACTTCCTTACAGGAAAAAAGGAAGAACAGCAGCCGATGCTTGCTACGCCCGAGGGCAAAAACATCACTGATTCGCTGTTCACAGAAGAATACTTCGCCAAGCCTGAGATGCAAAAGGCGCTGGGAGCAAGCTTTGAGAACAGCACCGTACAGGAGAAAGCATCCTTCCTGGACGCAGTGCGCAGGCTTCAGGCCGGAATAAATTACAACAGCAGCGCGGGCGGCGAAAACAAGCCTTTCCAAAGCGCGGACGGCCTGTATGCTGCGAATGATACAATCAATCAGCAACTGCGCAAGAAATGGATGACGGGCATGCTGCAGCAGGCAACGGAAGAAGATGTGCGCTGGCTGCTGGATGACATGCAGAAGAAGATTGATTCGGACGGCGGCGAATTCTTCAAGGGCTACACCCAGGAAGACCTGGACATCGTGAAAGACTACGCCCGTAAGAATTACAGCGGATTCGCCAACGAGGATATCAACCGCATTGCCGGAGAGATGGCGGCAATGAACATCCAGAAAAAGCACGCACGCATGGGCTATGATGCGGAGCTGCTGGACGAGGCAAACAGCGCACTTGAATGGCTTCAGACCGGCAACGACCCCATTACCGTGGTGGAAGGCAGCCACAAGCTGCGCGATGCTGTGGACTTTGACGAGTTGGTGGAAACCTTCGGCGATAACGAAATGGCTTTCACTGACGAACTGCGCCGCAGGATTCAGACTGTGGCCGGGGCTGAGACGGCTGCACAGGATAAGAACACCAACGCCGACAACGAATACCAGACGGCTTATGACGCGCTGAAGCAGGAGATGGACGAGGCTGTGGCCCGCAGGGATGAGCTGCTGACCGCAGAAAAATATGAGCGCATGCTGGGTCAGAGCTGGGTAGACAGCGCTGCTGGACGGTTTGATGCGCCGGATTACCTGTGGAGTGAGGAATACGAGGTTCCGATCAACAGCAGCGGCGATACGGAGACCAGATACCGCTATAATCTGCCGACCATGCAGCAGATCATGGAAGACCCCAACGGCGTGGGCGAAAAATACCAGCAGGCCATTGGCGCAGGCGCGGCACCGGGCATGAGCGAAACCATCAACCTGGTGAAGCAGATGACCGATGAAGAGCGGCAGCTGTACAAGGCCATTGCTGAAGTGGACGGCGAAGAGGCCGCACAGGCTTACTTCGACCATTTGAAGGAAGAGCTGACGGCAAGGGAGGCTGCAAAAATCAATGCCGGTGCAGCGCAGTATGCAGAAGAGCGCCCGATCATTGGCTCTGCGCTGAGCGTGGGTACCAATATACTGGGCAATGCAGCACTGACCGCAGATGCGCTGGCCGGACGCGAGGGCAGCAACCAGTTTACCGACATGACCGAAACCATTCGCCAGACTGTCGGCGGAAACATTGCAGAGGCAACCCCCTGGGCCAATATCGGGGATGTGAACGCGCTGCAGTTCCTGTACGGCACAGGCATGAGTGCAGCGGATATGCTGGCGATGCGCGGCATTACCGGGCTTTCCGGCGGCGGCCAGGGATTTGCAGACCTGCTGCTGGGTAACCAGGCATTTGCGCAGGCATATGCAGACGCATATGAGCGCACCGGCGGCGATGTGCAGAAGGCATGGGCAGAGGCGCTGGCAATCGGCGGACTGGAAGCGGCCACTGAGCATATCAGCTGGGGCAAACTGGAAGATGTGGGCGATTTGACCACGGCTGCCGGCAAGGCCACATACCTGGCGAAGAATGCCGCCACTGAAGCACTCGAAGAAGGCATCAGCAACGCGGGCGGCCAGGGCATACAGGCGCTGATCGAAGGCAAGGACAGCGAGATTGCCCGGAAGTTTGCAGATTACACTGCGAACGGATACAGCAACCAGGAAGCCCTGAAAAGAATCGCACTGGAGTTTGGCGAGGATGCAGCACTTGACATGCTGGGCGGCGGCATTACCGGCGGCGCACTTTCCGGCGCAAACGTAGCCATCCAGACGGCGGGCATGAATGCCGAATACCGCGACATCGGCAAGCAGATTGCGGCGCAGGGCAACGCCAGCGCAGTGATTGAGGCCGGATTGCAGAGCCAGGACAAGGGCACACAGGCGCTGGCCAAGCGGCTGCTGGACAAGATCAGCGACAAGGGCGAACTGCCCGATGATGCCGAGACGCGGGCAGAGGTGCAGGTAGTGGCCGAGGCTGTGCAGGAGGAGAAGCCGAGCATTGAAATCAAGCAGCCGGATAATCCGGCAGTGCAGGTGCCTCCGTCTGAACCGAAGCCCACGCTGGAGATTAAGCAGCCGGACAACGCAGCAGTGCCCGTGCAGCAGGAGGGGACACGGCAGCCTGAAGAGATGCAGCAGATGCGCACCGAGGCGGCCCCGGAGGCGGCAGAGGAGCTGCCCGAGCTGGATTGGAAGGATGTGCAGGAGCAGGCAGACGAGGCAGCCACAGAGGCAGCACCGAAGGCTGAGGAAACCCCGGCGAAGCCCAAGACCGAGGCGGAGAAGACCAAGGAGATTACAGAAGTATTCACCGGCAGCACAAAGAAGCTGGGCAAGCTGTACACCAGGGTGGTAAAGGCGCTGGATGTGGAGATAGAGAACCGCAGCCGGCAGGAGCTGAACAACGCGATCAAGGGCAGACTGGCGCAGCTGGGCGAAACGAAGCTGGACGAAGTGACGGATGCCATATCGGCCATCGTGCGCGGCGAAGAAGCAACGCAGGAGCAGAAGGATCTGCTGGAAGCGGACACGATTCGAAGCGGCGTGCTGAATGAACTGGTGACCGGCATTATGGGCAACGGCAACTGGGCCAGCGGCATTGAGAGCGAACGCACCACGATTGCCCGCCAGACGAGAGCGGCACTGCTCGGCGCAACCAGCGCACCGATCAAGATACGCACCATGCAGAAGAGCGCCGATGGCGAGAAGCCTGCGACCAGGCAGACCATTGAACAGGTGGCAGAGACGGATGCACAGGCCACGCTGAAGGCACGCGGCGCACAGCTGGGCAGCACCGAGGCAGCGGACACCATGATCAAGTTGTATGACGGCAAGCAGAACGCCAGGGCATACAGCAATGCATTCCAGGCCGCATACGATTACGGCAGCGTGGGCACGGACATGGCAACCGCAAAGGCCAGCCAGATGACCACGGGCCTGACGGACGCGCAGTTTGAGGCGGCATACAACGCAGGCGTGAACGCTGAGAACGCCAGACCGGTTCCTGTGGCAGCCAGAAGCGGCGGCAAGATAACATTCGCCGGCGGACTGGAGACGCGCCTGAACGGCCTGAGCGGCAACCAGAGAGCAGGCATCAATGCGCTGCGCCGGATTGCAGAGACCGGGATTGTGAACATTGAGTTTTTTGAATCCGAGGCGGATGCAAGCGGCAACTACAGCGCGGAGAACGGCAGCTATGACCCGACCACCAACACAATCCGCATTGACATCAACGCCGGCAGAAACAACGTGCGCGACAACACGAACTTTGCGCTGCTGAGGGTAGCTGGCCATGAGCTGACGCACTTTATCAAGGCGCAGAACACGGAAGGCTACAAGGCGCTGCGCACATTCGTGACCGGCCAGCTGACCAAGGACGGCAGCAACACCTTTGACGGCCTGGTGGCCCGGAAGATGGAGCTGCAGCCGGAGCTGAGCTATGCACAGGCTGTGGAAGAAGTGGTGGCTGATGGCTGCGAGATGATGCTGAAGGACAGCACGGCGATCCAGCAGCTGGCGCAGGAGAACAAGGGCCTGTTCAAGCGCATCAGGAACTGGCTGAAGAATTTCGTCAGCAGCGTGAAGCGTGCATTCCAGGGCGTTGAGGCAAGCAGCGCGGAGGCGCGGATGATCAAGGATCTGGAGGGTTTGCAGAAGCTGTGGGATGATGCACTGGTACAGGCCGGACGGAATGTGCAGCAGAACACAGCCGAGAAGGAATCTGTAGCCGTGCAGCCCAAACAGACAGAAATGACCCCATATCCGGCAGAGATGCACATTGACAACCGAGATGACAGCAGCATTGCGGATATGGAGCCTTTCTTTGATGCTCATGCCGATCTGCGCGATATTTACGCATACCATACAGCTGAAGCGCTGCGCATGGATGCTGAAGGTTCAGTGCGCGGAGAAAAAATCTTTGTGTGGGGTGAAGACAAGAGCCAGCCGGATGTATTGGGCCAAAAGCGTATAACCACGCCGATTCTTGCCCAGTACATGGATAAATACAAATGGGGATGGGATCAGCTGAAGAGCGGCCTTGATAAATTCATGGACGCAATCAAGAACGAAAAGCCGATTCCCAATACATTGATGATGAAGCGGCTGGAAATGCTGATCGATGATGTGCTGACCAATGGATATACTGACATTAACGGCACAAAGATTGCGCCTGCAGTGCAGTACATCAAGGATAAAGCACAAATTGAAGGCAGCGCAAATGAGGGCATGCAGCATACAAAAGGCACACCGGATGGCGTGTCGTGGGATGAATATGTATTTGGCGGAACGATGTTCAGCAAGCGCGTTACAACGAATGGAACGCAGTATGTGCATATTGATAATCCCAAAGCACTTGATGCATATGGGACGGCAGGAGATTCTATATCGCGTAAAACCCGATTGTATATGCGTGATAGGTACAGGGGAATTGTACTGCCTGTCGGCAATACTAAGGCGGCATATGTACGATCTGAATCTGTAAATGAATACACAAACCCGGTTGCCACTATAGGCAATGACGAATATGAGTTTAAAATGCGCGCTGTAACCGAATTGGAGAATTTGCTTGCGAGCAGTAGCTTTGTGAGATGGAATGCTGATGATGGCAGGCACAAAGATGCAGTGCGAGGATGGAATACGTGGCTGACAAGATATGCCATAAAAGATCCCAACACAAATGCCATCCGGGTATTTGAAGGGCAGGTAAAAATCAAGAGAATTGCACGCGGAGATGTATTTTACGACATCACCAAAATAAAAGAAATCACCAATGGCGTTATGGGTCAATCCATAATAGCGGACGCCCAATCCATTGGTGCTACTCAGATTGTAGCACAGAATCAGCCCGGTGTCAAGATGAAATCTGTGCGTACAGATCAGACGCAGACCGCAGAATTTAGGAAATGGTTCAAGGGAAGTAAGATCGTAAACGAGGATGGAAGCCCGAAGGTGATGTACCACGGTACTCCTTATGGCGGATATACTGTGTTCAAGGATTGGCAGTATTTTACAGACAATCAGCAGTATGCCGATGTATACCAGAATCCGAGCGCAAGCAGCATTCGGGGAAGGTACAATGCAGCTACCAACCCTTCCACATACGCAGTATATTTGAGCGTAAAGAAGCCCTTTGATACCAGAGATCCTGATGTGCACAAGATTTGGCAGAACGAATTCTATGGCAAGTGGGGTGACGGAACACCACTTTCCGAACGTGGACTTCCCGACTGGACTGAAGGCATTGACCTGGTAGAATTCCTGGAGGAGAATGAATACGACTTTGATGCAATCATTCTGGACGAAGGCGGTACAGGCGGATACGGTGAAGAAGTGAATGACCGAGGCATCAGTGTAGTGGTTCGTTCTTCCAACCAGATCAAATCTGCCACGGACAACATCGGCACATTTGATCCCGAAAACCCGGACATTCGCTATTCCATCCGCACAGACAACCTGAGCGACCGCGACATACTGGCAGATGCGTTTGAGAGTGTGGCGCAGAACGACAATGAGCGCGACTTCATACGCAGATACCGGGAGCAGACGCAGAAGCTGAACGAGCAGCAGGAGCGGCTGAACGGAATCCGCAGCAGGATACGCGAGATCATGTTCACACCCGGCAAGCGCGATGCAGCGACCACGGCAGAGCTGAACCGCCTGAAGACGGAAGCAGACGTTGTGGCCGGATTCATCAACAAGATGGACAAAAAGCTGCTGGCATTTGAGAAGGCGAAGCCGCTGCAGGATGTGCTGGCCAGGGAGCGGAAGAAGATTGAGAAGCAGAGCACCCAGAAGCGGCAGGAGAGCATGCGCAAGGTGCGCGAACGCAGGGATGCAACGGAGATCCGCCACAAGATCAAGAACGTGCTGAACGACTTCAACCGCAGGCTGAAGAACCCCACAGAGAAGAGCTACATTCCGGCGAACATGGTGCAGCTGGTGATTGCAGCGGAAGAGATGGTGAGCACGGATTACGGCCGGGAGAAAAGCCCGAAGACGCAGGCGAAGCTGGCAGAGATTCAGGGCATGTATGCACGATACAAGAGCGATGCGACATTCGCCTATGTATATGACCCGATCATCGATGACATGCTGACGAACCTGGGCAACACTGTGGGTAACAAGACCATATACCATCTGAACAATGCGGAGCTGGAGGCTGTATACGACACGCTGAAGGCGCTGCAGAAGCAGGTGACGGAGGCTGTGAAGCTGAAGGCCGGCGATTACGCCCGCAACATTGTGGATGCCGGACGGGAGATGGCCAGGGAAACGATGGCCGCTGCGCCGATGGCGAAGGGCAAGGCGGGCGAGATGCTGAACTGGCAGCTGACCCCGGACAAGTTCTTTGCACGACTGGCCGGATACAAGAAGAACAGCATATGGAGCAAGGTGGCCGAAACCTTCAGCAAGGGCACGGAAAAGATGTATGAGATCCAGAGGGATCATTACAACCATTTCCGTAAATGGACGGAGGCTGCGGAGTTTGACAAGCTGGGCAGCCGCAAGGACAAGGACATGGTGGACATCGGACTGGTAAACGAGAACGGCGAGGCCGTTAAGATTACCAGAGGCATGATGCTGAGCGTATATATGCACCTGAGCAGCGAGGACAACGCCCGCGGATTCATGTACGGCGGATTCAGCGTGCCGAACATGAAGGCATACTACAACGGCAAGGTGGGCGAGAGCTACGGCACCGGCAGCGTGAACAGCAGAGGCACGGCAGCAGTGCTTTCCGAAATTGCCGAAAAGCTGCAGGATTCCAGCCTGACGGACGAGCAGCGCACCGAGCTGGAGATGCAGTACAAGGATGCCATTGCCCAGGGCGAAGCGCAGCTGGACACCATGCGCCGGACGATTGAGGGCATGATGACCGAATACGAGCGCGGCCTGATTGAAGCTGTGCATGAATGGAATGACGGAAAGAGCCAGGGCTACATCAACGATGTTACGATGGATCTTTACGGCATCAAGAAGGCACAGGTGCAGAACTACTACCCGATTCACAGAGACACGGCATTTGTGAACACGGACTTTGCCAGCATCAGCAGGAACGTGAACCTGGAGAACTGGGGCAGCCTGAAGAACCGCGTACCGAGTCAGGCACCGATACTGTTGACGGATATCTGCTTTGAGATGGACAACAGCATGAAGCAGATGAGCAGATATGTGGGCTATGCGAGGGCGCAGCGCGACTTCGGCAAGCTGTACAACGTGCGCCTGCCAGGAATGAAGGGCAGCGTAAAGAAGGCAGTGAGCGTGAAGTTCGGCACGGGCAGACGCGTGCTGGGCGTGAGCGGCGAGCAGTACATCGAGAATTACATCGGCAGCATAACCGGCAGCCGCAAGACCGAGGGCAGCCTGCAGACGGCAATCCGCAGGAATCTGCCGAGAGCGACCATGACGCTGAACCTGCGCGTGGGCTTCAGCCAGCTTTCCGCCATACCGAAGGCGGCAGCAGAAGTAGGCTGGGGCAACATGGCCAAGGGCTTTATTGACGGCGGCGCGAAGGCGATGTTCAGCCGGAAGGCCAGGGAAGAACTGGCGGCAGAGAATGTATGGTTCTGGCAGAGATGGCACGGCGAAGGCGGCCAGAGGGAATTTGCAGACGCGAAGGGCGGCAGAAACGCCATTGACCGCGCATACAACGCCGTAGCGGACAGCAGGATCGGCAAATGGCTGTTCAACTGGTGCCAGAATTTCGATGTAATGAGCACGGTGAGCATGAAGAGCATGGCCGAGGCATGGGTGCAGAAGAACACCCGGCACGCCAAGGGCAGCGCGGAATACAACGAAGCCGTGAAGAAGAAGTACACCGAAATCGTGCGCAACACACAGGCCATGAGCAGCGTGACCGAGCGCAGCGACCTGGCCCGCAGCACACGCGAGGGTGACTTCATCATCAACATGTACAAGAGCGAAGCATTTGCCAACTTCAACATGATGTATGATGCGATTGTACGGCTGCGCAAATACAATGCAGACCTGAAGGCCGGGGCAAACGGCGTGACGGAGGCGGACGTAAAGGCGGCACGGAACCGCCTGGTGAACACGGCCACCAGCGTGGTGATCGGCGCGGGCCTGGGCAACGCAGTGCTGAGACTGGCGATCAACGCAGTGATGCATGCGATGAACGAATACCGCAACGATGAAGACGAAGTGACCCTGAAGAGCACGATGACGGAAATTGCCAACGAAGTGGCCGGGGACGTTGCCGGCATGGTGGTATTCGGCGGAGATTTGTATGAATTCCTGAGTTCGAAGCTTACCGGCAACACCTATTACGGCATCAGCGACAGCGCAGTGAGCGAAGTTTCCAACGCGCTGGAGCAGATCGGCAAGATAGGCGAATTGGCATTCGACAAGGATTCCACGCTGGAGGACTGGAAGAAGGCATCCGGCAACCTTGCCAAGAGCATGGCCAACATGATGGGCCTGCCCGTGAACAACGCGAAGCGCTTTGTGACGATGGTGCAGAACCATGTGGAGGACATTGGCAACGGCGAATTCCTGAGCTTTGAAGCGGGTGCAAACCGCAGCAACGGCACGAACTACACCAGACTGGTGAACGCCAGCCTGACCGGAGACGAGCTGAAGTGGGAACGCGCATGGCGAGAGCTGACCAACAACGGCCTGGAGGAAGACAAGATTCGCCAGGGATACCGCACGAAGCTGAAGGACGCATACATGGACGGCGATGTGAGCCGGGATATGGCGCTGCAGCTGCTTGAAGAGCGCGGCGGCCAGGATGCCGATGATGCATACTGGACTGTGGAGGAATGGGAATTCACCGGCGAGGGCAATTACAGCAAGTACACCGACCTGCGCACGGCACTGGCAGAGGGCAACAGCAGCAATGCTGCGGCCGCATACAGGGAGCTGGCGGAGCACGGCGTGAAGGAAGAGACGCTCAGCAGTGAGATTTCCAAGCTGTACAGAAGCGGCGAGGCCACCAACATGGTGAGCCTGGAGCTGCGCAGCAACCGGCTGTATACTTCCAACCTGAAGCTGAAGGCGGACGGCCAGGTACACAAGGATGACTTTGATGAATTCATCACAGCGATTGTGACCGGCAGAGGCGTGACCACAGAGCTGATCCGGCTGAAGGAGAAGGGCTACAGCACCAGCCAGTGCATGAGCGCTATCAACGGTGCATTCGGCAACCAGAGCAAGACTTACCGGGTAATGGAGACATACAATCCCGGCGAAGCAAAGGTGCTGATGAACCGCATACTGGACGCATACGAAGCGCTGGGCCTTGACCGGCAGGAAGAGATGGCATGGATTGCCGAGAACTGGGACAAATACGAACCCGAAGAGCAGGCAGAATAACGACCGCAGGGGTGGGCTTACAAAGCCTACCCCTTTTTCTGTATGCTGAGTGCAGCAAAGGAGGGGTGATATGCCTGTAGTACGAATCAATGCAGAAAAAGACGCACGCTGCACGCAGAGCGTGGTACAGCTCCAGGGCGATACCCGCACGACAATGGTGCGTTTCATAGTAAACAGATATGACGGCGGCGTGGATCTGGCGGGCCTTGTGTGGCTGATCAAGACCACGAATGCTGCCGGCGTGCCGGATGCATGGGAACCCGAAATGGTGGAGAATGCCGGCGAAAAGATCGTTATCGACTGGCTGATTCAGGGAAGCGTAAACGATGCGGACGGCCTGACGGAATATGAACTGAACGGCCTGGGCTATGAGGCAGACGGCAAGGCCATCAAATGGGTAGGCGGCAAGGGCACGGTGAGCGTGCGCAAGAGCTACCATTCCACATTCGGCGATGACGCGGACGGATTTTCGAACCTGGAAAAGCTGATCATCTATGTGAACGGCGAGCTGCAGGACACTGTGGCAGCGGTGGAACGCGCAGAAGCTGCGGCCACGGCAGCGGCAGAGGCTGCGGCGGACAGTATATGGACGAGCAAACCGCAGGGCCTGAGCTTCGGCCAGCAGCTGCAGGCTCAGGAGAACATTGGCCTGCTTGAAGTGGTGAAGAACCTGACGGAACCCGTGGAAGCGGAAGGCAATCCGGTGCGCATGGAGAATCTCGTAGGCGGCCTGCCCTTTGACAGCGTTGTGACGGTACTGGAGCCGAAGCAGGCGGGCAGTTGGAAGAACCTTCTGCCGTATATCGAAAAAACCACCAAGAACGGCGTGACGTTTGAAACGTTGTCGGATGGCGGCGTACATATCAGCGGCACGGCAACCGCGCTGACGCTGGCAGAATTCGCATGCAACATAGTTCTCAACGGCAGCTATGTGTTTTCAATGGGCAACAAGGAAGTGCTTGGTGATGCGCTCCAGATGCGCCTGATTGATTCGGCCAATAGCCAAGGCAATACGAATTTTTCTGCTGCCAATGCAGATGCCTACATTGCCATGAACGTTACAAAAACAGTCAAAAAGTTCGTCATTCGCGTTGCGGCATCCACTACATACAACGTGACCATCTACCCGATGCTGGAAGCCGGAACGGTAAAAACGGCTTTTGAGCCTGCGGGGGACGTATTCCCCATCAGCGGCTGGACGGGCGCGAAGATGACGAGAATGGGCAGAAACGTACTACCCAACGCGGCAGAAGTGCAGACTATCAGCGGTGTAACTTTTACGCCGAACGCAGACGGAAGCATTACTGTCAACGGAACGGCCGCAGCCACGGTATTTTATGCTCTGTCCGAAGCCGCACAATGCGCACCGGGCGAATATGTACTCAGAGGAGCACCTGCGGGCGGTGGATATGAAACATTCGCCGTTCGTGCAATTGTGGGCGGCACCAGCATTTTTGATGACTATGGAAGCGGCGAAAGTTTTGGGATTGGCTCCGATTCAACTATTCAAGGCTATATCGTTATCCGGCCCGGATATACGGCATCTAACCTCGTATTCTATCCGGGAGTGTACTTCCAAAGTGACCCGAAGACAGAATACGAACCCTATCAGGTCAGTGCCTATTCTGCTGACTTCGGGCAGACCGTATACGGCGGAACGCTGGACTGGCAGACGGGTGTGCTGAAGGCCGACAGGGCGATTGTGGTTTTCAATGGTACAGAGGCTGCCTGGGTGCGGCATGATGCTTCCGGTTTGGTGTATATAAACGCCCTGCAGAGTCCTGAATTGCCCGTGCAGGGGCAGGGCAGTCCGTACGGCGTATGCAGCCATTACCGCAGAACCACGGCCAATAGTTATTTGGATATGAGAGACGGAGAGTTTGCAACGGGCCTGCACCAGTTTTCGAGTGTTACTGCTTATGCCATATTCAAAGATGCAACAAACGGCGCAAGCGTGGATGCGTGGAAGGCATACCTTGCTGCCCAGGCTGCCGCTGGTACGCCTGTGCAGGTGGTCTACAAGCTGGCTGCACCTATCGAAATCCCGCTTACCCCGCAGGAGATCAAGCAGCTGGAAGGCACGAACACCCTGTACGGCGATGGCAGCATTGCAATCATCGGCAGACAGAAACCTGATCTGGTGCTGGTATCCCGAATCGAGGCGCTGGAGAGCGCAATTCTGAACGCATAAGGAGGAATACGCATGAAGAGTATCATCAAGAATGTGATTGCATCCCGAAACTATGAACTTGCAGACCTGCTGCGCAAGCTGGACAAGCTGTGGCTGGAAGGCAGCATCAGCGATGCAGAGCGCGAGGAAATGATCGCAGCAGCCCGCGAGAACGTGAACATGGACAAGGGCTATGCCGACCATGAAAGCCGCATCCGCGCCCTTGAGGAAGATGTAGCAGCATTGTGGAGGATTGGTGTAGAAGAACCCGATGCCGAAGAATACCCGGCATGGAAACAGCCTACCGGCGCGCATGACGCATACTTCACCGGCGGCAAGATGACATACACCGACGGAAAGAAGTACACCTGTATCGCCCCGGAAGGCGTGGGCGTGACTTACGGCCCGGATGTGCTGCCGCAGATGTGGCAGCCTGAAGAATAACGGAAGGAGCTGAGATACATGGCAACGTCAGCTGAACTGAGGAGCCGTGCGGTTGATCTGATGACCAGCCGCACCGGCATGAACAGCTACACCCAGGGCGGCAACCGCATCTACTTCTTCGGCAAGCCCGACAATGTACCCGGCAACACCACGCAAAAGGGCTTCAGTGATTGCAGCAGCGCGGTACGCGCAGCCATCAAAGCCGTGACCGGCATTGACATCGGTGCAAACACCAGCGCCCAGATCAACAACCGCAAGACCAAGGGCGTGGTGGTGCATGAAACCACAGGCTATTACCCGGACGAGAGCAAGCTGCTGCCCGGTGACTGCCTGTACTTCAAGGGCAACACCAGCCATCCGCTGGATGTGGGTCATGTGGAGATGTACATCGGAAACGGCAGACTGTGCGGACACGGCAGCGGCACCGGCCCGAAGATCAAGAAGCTGAAGGATTACTGCACCAGCAGAGCCAACAGCAAGAAGCGATATTTCATGGCGATCCGCTGGATTCAGGACGGCGGCGAGGGTGAACTCGAGCCTGACAACCTGAAACTGGGCATGAACGACAATGAAGCAGTGAAGACACTGCAGCAGAACCTGCTGTTGTTGGGGTACGATGTGGGTCAGTATGGCACCAGCGGCGATTTCGACACGGGTACAAGAGATGCAGTGCTTGCATTCCAGAGGAACAACGGCCTCAGCGCAGACGGCATTGTAGGCGCGAAGACGCAGGCTGCAATTGCAGAAGCGCTGGAAGGACTTTCCGACAGCGATGAAACCGAGATGCCGCCAATTCCGAGCGTGAACGCAGTGACAATCAATACCGGCACATGGAACGTGCGCACCGGCCCGAGCACGGAATACCCCAGCGCAGGTTTTGTGAGCGGCGGCGATAAGCTGGAGAAGGTGGATGCAGACGGATGGATCCCGGTAATGTTCAACAGCGAAGTGCGCTGGATTGGTCCCAGCGCCGTGAAGAAATGAGGTGGGTCCGTTGAACTTTGATATGACAACGCTTGTTACCCTGATCGGCGAAATCGGCGTATTGCTGGGCGTAATCATTCCGGTGATCGTAAGCATACGCAAGATTTCGAACGGCACCAGATGCCAATTGCGGAGCGAGATGCTGCGCATCTACTACCATTGCCGGGAGAACGGCCGGATTCGCCAGTATGAGTACGAAAACTTTGTAATGCTTTATGAGGCATACAAGGCACTGAAAGGCAATTCCTTTATCGACAAGATATACAAGGAAGTGCAGGAATTCGAAGTTGTAAGCTGATTCTTGAAAGGAGAAAGACCATGAGCAACAAGACCTATGATATTCTGAAGTGGATTGCAATGTACCTGCTGCCTGCTCTGGGCACCCTGTACTTTGCCCTGGCTGGCATCTGGGGCTTCCCCTACGGCGAAGAAGTTGTCGGCACCATCACTGCCATTGATACCTTCCTTGGTGTGATCCTTGGCATCAGCACTGCCCAGTACAACAAGGAGCAGATGAAGGAGGCCGAATAAGTTCGGCGGGGAAGACGAGGCGCTGCTGTACGGCAGTGAATGCAGCGCCCGCGCATATGATGAATACCCCGAACTTGAAGGCTTCACCGAAGCAGAGCTGCGCACGGCGATAATCCGTGCGCGGCTTTCCCCGGATGATGCGCAGATAGCCATCGGCAGGCTGATCTGGCGCAGCAGCTGGGCCAACATCGGTGCTGTGGTCAACCTGGATCGGACTGCGGCGCAACGGCGGCTGAAGCGAAAAATCATACCAAGAATACTGGCAAACTTGCAACTTAGTTGCAAAATATCTTAAGTATAGTTTCAACAACTCAACCCTACGGAAATTCCGTAGGGTTCTTTTTTTATGCCAATTTTTGAAACTTGCACATTCATGCACACCCATGCCCACCGGCAAAAGCGGAATCTGAGAGAATCAGGGCAGAAGGGAGGCGATTGAATTGTTCACAAACAACCCCTATTACCCCATGCCGCAAGGCCCTGCATTCCAGCGCCCTGCATTTCAGCAACCCATGTACCAGCAGCCGCAGCAGGCGATGATGCAGGACGGCTGCATTCAGGCCCGGTTTGTATCCGGCAGGGAAGAGGCCGTGGCTTCGAATGTGATGCCGGGAAGCATGTTTGCTTTCTACGACCGCGCCCACGGAATGATTTACACAAAGCTGATCGACCCGAACACCGGCATGCCTGAATTCCGGGAATACGCCGAAGTACAGCCTGCCCAGCAGCAGCCCACACAGTACGCAACCACGGAGGCCCTGGAAGCGCTCCGGCAGGAGTTCGACCAAATGCTCAACCAGAGATTGGAGGGGCTGCAGGCGGCATACGCGGCCTCTGGAAAGGCGGTGAACGATGGTGAGTAACACACCCATGAATCCCATGCAGCTGCTGCAGATGATACAGCGCGGCGGCAACCCCAACCAGATTATTTCGCAGATGATTCAGCAGCATCCGGCATTGCGGCAGGCGGCCCAGTTCATGAACGGCAAAACGCCGCAGCAGATACAGCAGGAGGTGCAGCAGATGGCTGCCCAGCGCGGCGTGGATCTGAACCAGCTTGCCAGACAGATAGGCATACAGCTACCCAAATGATTCAACCGGTGACTGCAGCACCGTTTGGATAAATACCGAAAACGAAGGAGGAAACGATTATGGCAGAAGGCAATGATTTCGCCCTTGGCTATGCAATGGGCACGGATTCCGGTAATTCCAACAATGGTGGTGACTTTGGCTTTGGCGGTGGCGGCTGGGGTGGCCTGCTCGGCCTGATTGTCGTAGCCAGCCTGTTTGGCTGGGGCGGCATGGGCGGCTGGGGCGGTGGCTTCGGCGGCGGTGCCGGTCTTCAGGGCATGGCAACCAGAGCTGACATCAACGAAGGTTTTGCCCTCAACAACATCACCGGCGGCATTACCGCAATCCAGCAGGGGATCTGCGACAGCACATATGCCCTGAACAACGCAATCACGGGCATTGGCCACCAGATCAGCGACTGCTGCTGCCAGACGGGCCGCGCCATCGATGGCGTGAACTACAATCTGGCCAGCCAGTTTGCAGCACTGAGCAACACCCTGTGCGGCAACACCCGTGACATCATCGACAACCAGAACGCCAACACCCGCAGCATCATGGATTTCCTTGTAAACGACAAGATTTCCACGCTGACTGCAGAGAACCAGGCGCTGAAGTTCCAGGCCAGCCAGAGCGCACAGAATGCATTCATCACGGCCAACCAGGAAGCACAGACGGCTGAACTGATCCGCCGCCTGGGCCGCGATTGCCCGGTGCCTGCATATGTGGTGCCCAATCCCAACTGCTGCTATGGCAATCCCACCGGCGTGGGCTATGGCAACGGCGGCTGCAACTGCGGCTTCTGAGGCAGCACAATCCCCGGACAGCGGGTGACTTCGGACGGAGGTAACCCCTCCGTCCTGATTTAAGGAGGTGTACGTTATGTGCAACAGCAATTACATTTGCCATCTTTGCCCCAGGCTGATTCTTTCTGAAGCGGTGACCTTTGCAGCAGGCACGCTGACGATTAATCTGCCGGCGGGCAGCTACAACAACAACAGCAAGTATTGCATCGTTGTTGCCCAGGCGATTCCGGCTGCAACCACGATTACGGCTCCCGTGGTGGTAACCATTGGCGATGGAACGGAAACTTATCCGCTGACCAACCGCTTCGGCGCACAGGTGACAGCGAATATGCTCCGCACCAGAACCAAATACGCAACATGCGTATCCACCACAGCGACCGGAGGCGCATTCCGAATGCTGGGCACGCCGAAGGGCTGCTGCCCGGTTACCAGCAACCTGAGCGCAATTGACGGCACAGCGCCGGCGGAAGGAGGTGCATAATATGGCAATGAATCCCGGAATGAAGATGATGTTGGTTGACCGAAACCGGAACCGCACTGAGAACAATTCCCGGAGCGAATACGGCGGCAACCGCAGGATGATAGGCTATGACCGTGAGACGAACGGCAACGCAGCCACATCCAATTACGGCGATGGTTACAGAGGCGGCGGCAACACTGCTTATGTGAACTATGGCAATCCGCTTGGCTACCCCAGCATGGCGTACAGCCCATACGGGGCAATGGCTGCCGTGCCGCAGTACGCAAACAACTACGGCATTGTGGAAGGCCCCAGGGTAGACACTCCCGGCAATGAGGAAGTGCGCCGCATGGGTAGCCGGGAGGGCACAGAGGCCCGCAGACGGCGTGACAGCCGTGGCCGCTACATGATGAATGATTCCGAATGGGATGATGATGAAGAAGACCATCATCATGGGCAGCACATGATGGGCAGTGCAAGCAGCATGAGCCAGCCTGTGGACGAACACACAGCCCGCAGGTGGGTGAAGCAGATGGACGGCGGAGAGCATTTCAAGGTAGAGCAAAGCGAATCGCTGCGGCATGCGATTTGCCCGGACTGTGAGAAATGGGAATTCTACGTGGCGATCAATGCAATGCATTCCGATTACGGAGAGACCGCACGCAAGATGAACATTGACAAGCCGGACTACTTCGCATACCTGGCTAAGGACTTTCTCTGCGACAGAGATGCAGGCCCGAACAAGCTGCGGAAGTACATGGAAACCATACCAAAATGAGCGAAAGCCGGGGAGAAATCCCCGGCGTTTTGCTTGTGAAATTGAAATTCTACTGCTCACATACTGCTCACATAGAAATAAAGAATTGCGTATTTGCAGGCGCTCTGGGGTTCGAAAATATGCCCTGCTAAGGGAGTAGGGTGGGATAACTGCCGCGAGGGTTCAAATCCCTCCTTCTCCGCCAAATACCCCGAAAACGCTGTAATTGCAGGCGTTTTCGGGGTTTTCTTTATCCCTTTTTTGCCCCTTTGGAAGGGGCTGAAAATACGCCAAAGTATGGTGAAATACGGTGCAATTTCTCCTACTGCTCACGCTACTGCTCACATTTTCATATACGGGAAAGTTTATTGACACCGGCCAGGGCATCGGACGTATCGGGATGGATATATTTTTGGGTAGTAGTGATCTTGGAATGGCGCATAATTTTCTGCACGATGCTGGGTGCAACTGCTGCGCCAACGGCCAGGGCAGTGCCGGTGGTATGGCGGCAGGAGTACATGGGCAGATCCCGGATGCCATAATTTGCGTTAAACCTATGATAATCCTCATAGAACGACCAGCGATCCGTATAGAGGATGCGCTGATCATTGCCCTCCGGCGTATAGATGAATATGCGCTCCAGAACAGGAATGACGATATCGGCAATGACGATGGGGGTTTTACGGCGGATGGCCGTTTTCAGGCCGGCACCGGTGATTTGCCGCTTTTCGAAATCTACCATGCCCTTGGTACACTGGCAGAGTTCACCGGGCATCATGCCGGTATAGATCATGAGCAGCAGGTAGGAGGCCACCACATCCTGTTCCTCAAAAGCCTGCCAGATGATTTTCAGTTCATCATTGGTGCGCGGATTCGGTTCGGATTCATTGAGATCCGGGAGGGTGATATAGTTTGCCATGTTCACGGTGATCTGCTGATCGGCGATGGCCAGCTTGAAAAGATGGGACAGCAGGGACTTGATATCACGGGCAGGATAATGGGTGGGCGCTTCATCGGCTACCAAATCGCGCAGCTGGACGATGGTGAGCTTTTTCACAAGCAGATGATGGATGGACTCAATCTTTCCCCAGGCGATTTTATAGGCCGTCTGCTTTGACTTGGAGAGCTTGGGCAGATCGGACTTCTCCCAGGAATCATAATAGTATTGCAGGGTGCGGGCAACGGCGGATTCATCGCCGACCAGATGCGGGATATATTCAAGGGCTTCGCGCTTGGTTTTGAACCCGCCCTTGCGCAGACGCTTATAAGCACCGGTATCATAGCGGCCCACGGTGACAGCGACCGTCCACGTTTTGCCGCGCTTATAGGCAGTGCCGGTGCCGTTACCGCGCATACGGCGATAGGACTTTACTTCCTGCTGAGTGCCGCAATGATTGCAAAAAGCAGAGCCATCCGGGATTTCCAGATGGCATTTTCTACAAAGCATAAGAAATCACCTGTTTTCTGTTGATATGCGGCGAACCTTATGCTATACTTACAAGTGCGAGGGGCAAGTATAGGCGATTCGCCGCACTCCTTAAACACCGGCTGTTGGCGCAGCTGGTGTTTTTTTATTCTAGCAGTATCTCAATCAATCCCGTAATACCCAGATCTGGATTGCGAATCTCCCAAACGAGGTATATTACAAACAATACCGAAAGGATAAATACCAGCGCACCGATCAACCACATATTGTATCTGCGCAATTGTTTCAGATCCCGGCGCAGATCATCAATTACTCCATCTGTGCGCGAATACCTTTCCTGTTTTTCGGCCATCTGACGTTCGAATATTGCCTTGTCTTCAGATCTGGCTGCTTCCAGTTCTGCGATTCTTTGTGTGGCTGCCTTTAACTGCATTCTGGATTGATTCACGCATTCCACAGTGCACACATTTTCAGGTATGCATTTCAACACATCGCGTGGGCGCACACCGAATTTATTGAAAAGAATCCAGAATGTACTTCCTCTGGGATCGGTAATTTGCCCTGATTTAAGTTTTTTGAGAGTCGGTTCTGAAAGCCCGGAATAGGCTGCAAGTGCGGTACAATTGAAGCTTTTGTATTCCGGGTGGGATGAAAGCCATGCTTTCATATCATCGGTGGGTGCCTGCTTCAGCAGTTCGATCTTGTTTACCAGGGCGATATGGTCAAACTTGTATCCTTCCAGCGGCTCCAGGGACTGATGAACCGCCGGGTCAAACGAACTTTCCGGCATATTTTTCTCCTTTTCCGGCAAAACGCTGGATATTTTATTATCCGCCGGGAAAGTATAAAGAAATATCCTTTTTTTCCCCATTTTCAGGTGAAAAAGATATTTAATTATCCGGCAGGGATATTATAATATCCGATTTGGTTGGCCAAATGGTACGGATTGGTATCAAAATGGTACTCAAAGGATAAAATAATATCCTTGCCATTTTTTGTGTTGCGTGGTAAATTTCAGCCATCGAGCCGCTGATGTGCTGCCGCAAGGCTATCCACAAGCGCTTCGACCGCTTCCTGTTCGTAGTCATCCAGCATGTCGATCTTATCGATCAGGCGTTTCTGCTGAGCAGTGTACTTCCTTGGGCGAAGGCCCAGAACATAGTCCGCTGAACATCCATAGTATTCGCAAAGCTTTTTCAGCAGGAAGGACGGCGGCGGATGATGACCCTTCTCCCAATTGGAAAGATTGTTCGGGTTCACGCCGATCGCTTCTTCGACCTCGCGCTGGAATGTTGGTGTGGTCAGTGCGGCACGGACTTCCGCAAGCCGTTCACCAACGGACTTTGCAAAGATTCGTTTTTCATCCAATAGGCATCACCTCACTTTTTTATTCATTATATCGCAGTATATTTGCGGTGTCAATTATATCACGCAGCATTTTTGCGATTTAACACAATGGACAGACCAATGAAGGAGGTAATACCATGCCGCGCAAGAACATCACCCCGAAGGCAAGAAGAGCATCCCTGACCGACAGATACGATGTGGATTACGTATATCTGCCGCAATGCCCGGAGCTGACGCAGATAATAGTGCCGCCGATGAAGACGATATACCGCAACCTGGCCTGCGCACCATACGCAGACGAGACGCATGTGGTAAAGACATTTGATGACAGATACCTGGCGCTGGTTGAGGCGCAATACTGATGGGAGGGATGATATGAAAGAAGGCGCGGCAGGCAGCCGCACCCCGATGCTGGATTCATATTCGATTACCCACATATTCTGCCCGGAGCAGCCGGACATTGAGCGATGGATAGACCGGGAGCGCCGGATCATATACGTGAACACCGGCGCTCGGCCCGGAGCAAAGATTGTTAGGTTGATCCCTTAGTTCCCAAATTCAGTTCCTTCTGCTCCATGAGTGCGGCATACTTCGTTTCGA